AGAATATAATTGAGCAACAAACAGAAGAGGTTCCAGAGTATGATGAAGAAAGCGGTGAAATGAAACCAAAGCAAATACAGAAAGAAGTTATGAATATGGCATACATGAAAGCCTTAAATGATTTTTTGAAACTTAAACCTAAAGAAGAAGAAAAAGACAATACTCAACAACATAAACTTGATACTATCATTGCTATGTTATTATCTAAGCGTGGTAAAGGCGATGATGGAATAGAAGAGTTGATTGCTAAGAAGATAAAAGATATGAACATTGAAGTGGAACAAAAAGAATAAATGGCAGACTTGCAGATAACCAATGCACAACATAAACTTCTCTCAAAACTATACTATGACGACCCTTTAGGTTTCATAGAGGATGTTATTGTTTATGAGGAAAAGCCTGACGAAAACGGTGAAAGTAAATTAATTCATGTTGGCTCGCAACAAAGAGAAGTATTAAAAGCTGTTGCAAAGTCTGGTCGTGACATTATGCCTGTTTCTGTAAAATCTGGACATGGTACGGGTAAAACGTGCGTTGCTTCTTGGATTGCTTTATGGTATTTATTTACAAGACGTAACTCAAAGTGCATGATTGTTGCACCAACTGAAAAGCAAGCTAAAAACGGTTTATGGCAGGAATTAAAGTTCTGGATTGATAACTCTCCTTTCTTATCAAGTTTCTTTGTGTTTGGAAGTGAGCTTATAAATGTTCGTGACTTTTCAGGGGAAGGGACACAAGCTGGTTGGCAGATAGAGCTTAGAACAGCTTCATGTCAAGAAAACGTAGCTGGTATGCACGGTAAGGGCGGTACGTTAATTATAATTGATGAGGCAAGCGGTATAACAGACGAAGGTATATGGGCAGCACTTGACGGTGCTACAACAGACAAGAACTCAATATTGTTAATGATAGGAAACCCAACTAAGTTATATGGTCGTTTTTATGATTCTCATAATTCAATGGCAAGTAAATACCGCAGAATTACACTTAGTTGCGAAGCAAAGGATTATAGAGGTAACAGAAAACTAATACGTCAATGGCTTGAAACACATGGAAGGACATCGGATTTCTATCGTGTTCGTGTACTTGGTGAGTTTCCTAAGTCTGAAAGCGATTCTTTAATAAGCATAGATGAGCTTACGTCTTGTTATACTCGTACAGAAAACAGAGGGATATATTACCCTATAATTTCAATTGACCCTTCTGATGACGGTGGTGACTGTACAGATATTGTCGCTGGTGTTGGTTATTGCGTTAAATATTGGCATACAATACAAGGTAAAACAGATGGTATAAAAAACGTAGCACAAGTATTAAAAGCTGCTCGATATTTAAGGGCTAATGCTCGTGAGTTTGGTTTTCCTGACCATTTACCTATTGATGTTATTATAGACGTTACAGGTGTTGGTACTTCTACTCGTGACCTTTTACGATTACAAGAAAGAAGAGAAAACATAAGGGTTATAGAAAACAAGTCATCTTGGGTTGGAGACGAAGCGTGTGAAAAGATGAAAGACCTTCTTTGGTATACAATGAAATCTATTTTAGCAGAATTATCAATACCGTATTGCATAGAAAGTGAAGATTATAGCAATGAGTTGACAAAAAAAGAATTTTACAATGTACTAGAGGAACAAATTTGTTCACGTAAATATACGCAACCTAATGGGAAGATAGTTATAGAAACTAAACAACAGCTAAAGTCAAGGGGAATGAAATCACCGGACAAAGGCGATGCGTTATCACTGTATTGTTATCAGTTACAAAAATATAAACCGAAGGTCTGCTATGGTTCAATAACAAGCGGTGTTAGAATAAGACTAAGCGGAAACCAATATGGAGTTGTATAATGAGTAGTTTATTCGATATTATATTTAGAAGTCATAAAAATAAAGCATCTTCTTTGTTTATGACTACACAACACGATTTAGAGAAAGACTTTGTTCTTTCAGAGAGATTAGATACTAAGCAAATGAGAGAAGTATGGAATAATACTTCTAAGCCGTATAAACTTGGTGCTAGTGTTGTTATTGCTGGTATCAGTGCTTTAATTGATTATACTGGCGTTCCTTATTTATCTAATGATAAAAAGCAAGATATAAAACTAATACAAAAACACTTTGGCGTTTTGGCAAATACTATTCATAGGAAATGTTTTACAGAAGGGAACTTTTTTATTTGGGTAAACTGGAACGATAAACTTAAAGACTTAGAGTTTATATTGTTTAACTTTGAAAATATGTGGAACCCTGTTTTTGATATTGATACAGGTGAGCTTATAGAAGTTTCGTTTAAGCATAATTTCCATTACAATGATAAGTCTGGTAATCATTGCACTGCAAATAGAATAATGCGATTTACTGATAAAGAAATAATTACAACTTATGACGGAAATAGACCACAGGGTATGCCTATTAAGTCTGTTAAAAAGCATAGTAATGGTAGATTGCCATTAGTTTTTGTTCGTTACAACAGAAGCCTTGATGAAGTTTATGGTCATGGATATATAGAAGCAGCAGAACCGTATATCCGTGGTTTATCATCTATTATGGAAAACAGACTTATTGAGGACAGGCGTTCGTCTCGTAAGAAACTAAAGATAACTGCAAAAAACCCTGAATCATTTTTATTAAACACTGCATCTGTAAATGGGCTTGTTAATGAAAACGGAGAGCAGATACGAAGCCTTGATATTGAGGATATGGATATTATCTTCTGTGCTATTAGCGAAAATAACGTAGAAGAAAATGCGGAGTGGTTAAAACCTGACCAGACAGCACAGGATTCATTGCAGATAGGTTCTCACATGATACAGTGCATTAAAGAGGTATTAGGTACACCAGACTGGGTATATCCTGCTAAACTTGGTGCTAGTTATGCTTCTGTTTCCGCACAGGTTCCTTCATGGATACATCATATTGAAAACATACGAACAAGGGAGCTAACTAATATATGGCAACAGTTGTATGAGTTATGCGCAACGATATTAAGTAATGCAACAGGAAGGAGGATAGTTGATACCGATGTTAAGTGGAAGCGTCTTGACCTTGAAACACCTGAACTTAGGGCTAAGATTGTTAATTACATGATTAGTTCAATGAAACTTGCCCGTGAAAACCTTTTAATGACAGATGAAGAAATACGAGACTATCTTGATGAATATATGAATAACCTCGGTGAATATTCAAGCCTTGAAAAAGAGTTACCAAATATGCTTGATAATCTTAAAAAGAAAAGCGAAGCAGTCAAAGGTTCAGATGAAGAAGAGCCTCGTGACCAGAGCGATAGAGATAGACCAAGTGAAGGTGAAAATCTTAATAACAACGAACTAAGGGATAAAACAAGTGAATAAAGTTAATAGGTTTTTAATGTTTATAGCGTGTACTCTTAGAGTTTTTTTAATAAGCGTTATAGGTATCTTTATGCTTTTACTATTTTGTGTTTTTTATAATACGTGGATTGCCTTTCCATCTTTTGCTTTGTTTTTTTTGTTTTTTTATCTAACATATTCTGCAACAAAAGAAGATAAATACAACAAAAGATTTTATATTGATGCAGTAAAGTTTATTTCTAAAAACGATTTAGACTTTAGTAAATATTATAAAACACTATGTAAAAGATTTAAGTATGTTTGGATACTTTATATTGCTTCAATCAATGCTGGAAAGAAAAAACCGTTAAAAGTGTTAATAAATTACTATTTTTTGAATAAAAAACAAAGTAGACTTGACAAAAAGACAAAGAACGTCGATATATAGTATAGGAGTTTGTATATGAAAATTAAATACGAAACAAAAGAAACTTCTCAATATGCACTTAAACCTAAAACGAACCTAGATATTGAGTTAATCAACTCGATTCCTTTAACTAAGGCAACAGAAAAAGCATATAAGGTATTATCAGAGGGTGATGAAAAACCATTTGAGTTTGTTCAGGAAGTTAAGTACGGCGAAAAGTATCCTGCAAGTGACGGTAGTATTTTTCTAAAAGAGTTTATTGAAAGTTATATTTCAAAACTTGAAGAAGCTCCTATTGTTGGAAGTGCATACGGGCACACAGCTCTTAACGCATGGTCTGAAAGAGTTGAGAATCATACATATATGATTGGTGCTAAAATAGTTGATGACGAGACTGTATTATTCAGACAATATGTATCAAGAGATATGGATGATGCTGAATATAAAAAACTTGTAAAAGAAATTAAATCAGGCTTGCTTTCCACTTCTATACAGAGTTTAGTTAAGTGGAAAATAGAAGCACAGGATGATGATGATGAATGGGTCTGGTATGCAGAGGAATCTGTTGGCAATGAAAGGAATGACATTGTAGAATGGAATCAGACAGGGATGGCTGCTAAGCTTGTTGGTACAAGTCAAAAGGCTGTAACTGGTGAAAATAAACATGAAGGAGTTACGTCTATGAACTTAGATGAAGCTATTGCTTTGATTAAAGAAACAAGTCAAAAGGTTGGAAGTGATATGAAAGGTATCGCTGAAAAACTTGGATTTAGTGATATTCTTATTACTGATGCACAGAAAGAGAAACTAAAGACACTTGACGAAGTTTCACAGAAGGTTGGTGGTGA